ACGAGTATTTTTAGTCATCCTGTTTACCTCTTTCTCAGGGAGTTTAGTCTCCAGGATTTCCGGGGCGGTTCAGTCGTGTGATGGCGTATTTGATTTGATAGTCATGCAGCTCTCCCTTTTCGTTGTGACCATTCATACTCTCGCCAGGAGTCATCACTCCACCGCACGTTGCGCTCTGAGCCGAACCAGAACATGATTTCGATAAGCTCAGTCATGCTGGCCTTCCGCATTTTGCTGGTACGCACGCCAAGCATGACAACGCCACCGTCGATACCAGGCACACTTCGTTGCTCCAGTTTTTTGGTCTTAAGCCACAGGGCAGTGAACAGGTCTTTCCAGTCTTCCGGCGCCAGCCGTTGACCATGCCATAGCACCTGACGCGAAACATCGTTCAGCATCGGCCACATGCGGTCATTCTGCGCTTTGCTGCGCTTGGGTTCTTTAACGTGGACTTCGTGGGGTGACTTGTCGTCGATGGGTAGTGAGAGAATGGCGTCTATGGCGTTATTTCTGATTGCTTCGTTGCGAAGCAGAAAGGTTTGCTTCATCTCCTGCTCTCCGGTTCCATTTTTCAGCCGCCGCAGCAACTGATGGTGCCCATGCCCCCCCTGGCTTCACAGAGGTCACATTCTGCATAGCCCCACACATCAATATTTATTCCGGCCTCAACCCACAGACGAGCATTACCGCCGCAAAACGGACATTCTTTTAGCTTTGGCTGGGTTAATGATAGGTCGCTCATGCTCACTCCTTCACTTAAAATCCAGACTCCGGATAATTCTGTTGCGCTGAAACTCATTGTTGAGTTTGAACAACCGTCGAAGAACACGGTCACGCGGATAGCGTCGTGCGGCAGGTGAATGCTCATACAACTCATCAAGCGGCAAACTGGACGATGAACGATACCGATACCAACGCACCAACTCTTCACGAAAATTAGCCCTGACAAGCTCAGCTATCGTACTCATTTCTTAAAACCTCCTCAAACGCATTCTGACGCATTTTTCATTCTCGCTGCTTATCGGCATGCCTTGCACGTGCTTACCTCACCACAGAGCGATTGTGATGCCTTAAAAGCGATTTATTGAAGTGATATTTGCTTAATCGAAATTCTTTTCTTTGATTCCTGCGGCCCTGATGGCTTTCATTACTGCAATTACCGTTTTGTCACGCCCATCCTCATAACCCATCGCATAAGCACCTTCTTCACCATCTTTCCAAAGGTCGTCATTCGATTCGGGCCAGTCGATATCCAGTTCAATAGCAGAGCGCGATGCCTGCCATATCACCCAGGCAAACTCTTTTAATTCATCGTCTCCCGTGAACTGGCTTTTGTCTTTTGACCACCAGTTTTCAAACTGTCGGTAGCTATCGTTCACTTCCCTCTCCCCCAAATAAAAAGGCCTGCGATTACCAGCAGGCCTGTCATTAGCTCAGTGATGTAGATGGTCATCTTTTAACTCCATATACCGCCAATACCCGTTTCATCGCTGCACTCTGGCGACACTCCTTAAAAATCAGGTTCGTGCTCACCGTTCCTTCCCGTTCTTCCCTGGTAGCAAACCGGTAATACACCGTTCGCCAGACCTTACCATCAATGATCAGGATTCCTGCCCGCGCCATTTTAGCCGCAGCCTGATTTATGCTGGTTACGGTTGCGCCTGTTACCGCGGAAACGTCCTGTGCACAGAAGTTCTTATGCGTCCCGAGGTAATGAATAATTGCCTCTTTGCCCGTCATACTCTTGCTCCTTTCAGTCCGAACTTAGCTTTAATTTCTGCGATCTTCGCCAGAGCCTGTGCACGATTTAGAGGTCTGCCGCCCATGACAGGAAGTTGTTTTACTGGTTCAGGGATCGCCTCACCACGGTTAATTCTCGCAGTCATATGGACAAGCTCATCTGCGGCCTTACGGCGTAATTCCGCATCAGTAAGCGCATTGGCCCGCATGTTCTGATACAGGTTGGTAACCAGCCAGTAGTGCGCGTTTGATTTCCACGGATAAGACTCCGCATCCGGATACAGGCCTCGCTTCCGGCAATACTCGTAAACCATATCAACCAGCTCGCTGACGTTTGGCAGTCCGGCGATAACGGATGCTTCTTCCCGGCACCATGCAACAAACTGCCCGGGTGATGGCAGAAATGGTCGATTCTGCCGACGGGCTACGCGCATTCCTGCGTTAACCTGTTCCATTGTGGTGATCCCGTTTTCCCGGAAAGCCAGAACCCACTGGCGGCGGATTTCATTCAGTTCGTTCTGGTCCCGGTTAGCCAGACTCGCCGGGAAAGTTGCCAGTAACTGGCTGAACACACCGTTGATGATCTGCGCTACCTGTTGTACCTGCGGCTTTTCGTCGTACTGTTCCGGCATGTTGTTGGCGATTCGACGCATCTGCTCACGGTCAAAGTTAACCATCTGTGCGGCGATGTTTTTCATAAATCCACCCCGTAAATCCAGTCAGTGTTTGTCAGGTCGAGTTTTGGTTTGCTGGCTGTCACGCCTGCCTGTTGCTTGTTACGGTTGATTTCGAGCTGGGTCCACTTGTCGCGGAGTTTGGCCGGACTCAGCACGTTACCGGACCAGAAGTTGTCCTGGCAGGCCCAGCGGAAAAGCACACACATATCGCGGTGGTTACGTCCGTCACGTTCACGCATCAGGCGGATATCGTTAGCCCACCCAGCAAAATTCGGTTTTCTGGCTGATGGCGCGATAGTCTTCACCATGTCAAACATCCACTCTGCGGCGGTCAGGTCTTCTGCTGTTCCCCACTTGCTGCCGCTCTGAATTGCAGCATCCGGTTTAACCACAGAAAGATCGTTTTCTGGCTGGTCAGAGGATTCGCCAGAATTCTCGGACGAATAATCTTTTCTTTTTTCTTTTGTAATAGTGTCTTTTGTGTCCCCCTGTTTTGAGGGATAGCAATCCCCTAATTTGAGGGATGTTTTATCCCTCGTTTTAGGGGATTTTCCCTCGTTTTGAGGGATGTCCCTCATTTTAGGGGAACCTCCCTCGTTTTGAGGGATGCACCATTCTGAGATGTTTTTATTTGGTCCAAACATGCCGCCTTGCTGCTTGATAATATTCATTCTGACGAGTTCTAACTTGGCTTCATTGCACCGTTTGACAGGTAACTTTGTAATCTCGCTAAGTTGAGAATCGGTGATTCTGTCCATTGGTTTATTCCACCCATAGGTTTTACGCAGAATGGCAAGCAGCACTTTAAACTGTCGCTTGGTCAGATCTGCGCCTGAATAAGCCTCAATCAGCATATTTGATAGTCTGGCGTAACCATCATCGAGATCTGCCACATTACGCTCCTGTTCGGCAAAGTTACCTCTGCCGAAGTTGAGTATTTTTGCTGTATTTGTCATAATGACTCCTGTGGATTGATCCAGTAATTCCCTCAGAATTGCATATCAATTTGCTTAGAGTCCCCGGCGGCCACCGGGGATTTTTTCTTTGTGATTTCATCAAGCGCATACTTAAAAGCCCTGCTAATCGGACTGATGTCTGATGCCATTCCGAAAGCACACAAGACCGAAGCAATAAATCTCCAGTCCGTTCTGCTTATCTTCGATTCATGACAGCCAATCATCTTTGCCAGACCGCGCTGGGTAAGCGTTGACAGGTTGATGAGTAAATCTGTTTCTGCGCGATCAACGTCACGCTGGGATAGTTTGCTGTAACTTGTTTGTTCCATTTCTTAAGATTTCCAATAGTGAATAGTTAGTTGAAAGGTATGCGTGGAAACGCATGTAGCCTTAGTTGGTCAGATATATTGGGACTCGCTTTGTCAGCGACGTAGGACGAATGTCCATTGTGAAAATAGCGGTGTTACTTATGCAGCCAGAAGGTTCTTTTTGCTTATTTCAAGCATTTCGCTTGCTTGATATTTGCCACCAGAAATCTCTTCGATTTTTGATGCGTATTTAGTTTTCCCAAAAAACTCAGTCTTAGGGAGGAAGCCGTTTTTGAGCCACTTATAGACAGCCCTTTCGCTAACTCCACAAGCCTTCGCAACTTCAGGGATGCCGACACCTTTAATCGGCTCATCAAGATTTTGCATAGGAATATCCTTTTTCGTACTTTCAGTACGTATTATGGTTGAACTGAAAGTTTTTGCAAGTGCTTTAGTATCGTACTCATGGTTCAGAATGAAAAAGTGCGCAAAGAATTCGCCCAGCGGCTAGCGCAAGCCTGTAAAGAAGCTGGTCTTGATGAACATGGTAGGGGAATGGCTATAGCCCGTGCCCTTTCTCTTTCGTCCAAAGGCGTTAGCAAATGGTTTAATGCTGAGTCTTTACCGCGTCAGGAAAAAATGAATGCGCTTGCGAAATTTCTAAACGTTGATGTTGTTTGGCTTCAGCACGGCACTTCGTTAAATGGAGCGAATGATGAAGATACTCTTTCATTTGTTGGCAAATTAAAAAAAGGGTTAGTGCGCGTGGTTGGTGAGGCAATTCTTGGTGTTGATGGTGCCATCGAGATGACCGAAGAGCGCGATGGGTGGCTCAAAATTTATAGCGATGATCCAGATGCCTTTGGTCTTCGTGTGAAAGGAGACAGCATGTGGCCCAGAATAAAATCAGGAGAATATGTACTCATTGAGCCTAACACCAAAGTATTCCCGGGTGATGAGGTGTTTGTCAGAACCGTTGAAGGACACAACATGATTAAGGTTCTTGGCTATGACAGAGATGGAGAATACCAATTTACAAGCATTAACCAGGATCACAGGCCTATAACGTTGCCTTATCATCAAGTAGCAAAGGTGGAGTATGTAGCTGGTATTCTGAAGCAATCTCGCCATCTGGATGACATCGAGGCAAGGGAGTGGCTGAAAAGTTCGTGACTTCATCGTCACATAGCTGGTAACCAGTGGCCTGAAGAGACGTTTGGGTAAGGAGGATAGATGGCGTTCAATGACCTTGAATATCAAGCAGTAAAAAAAGAAGTTCACCAATTCATTGAAAGCATAAGGCCGCCTGAACATATCCGCAATGAACTGGATATTGTTTATAGCATCAATGACCAAACGATAGATATCGGCGAACAGCGCCCCGTGTGGCAGGGCAATCCAGGTGAAACAAACATCCTGCCATCAGCAAGAATCAAGTACATACGTTCTCTGGATAGATGGAAAATCTATTGGATGCGGAAGGATATGAAATGGCATCAGTACAGTACTGAACTTTCGCTGACTGATGCGCTTGAGCTTGTGCGTGCTGACCCGGATTGCTGCTTCTTCGGATGAGTGAAGAGACGTTTGGATGATGGATGGTCGCAGAGATGCGGCCTGATTCTAAAATAGGATATAAAAAATGAGAATACTAGGTGTTAGAGCGGCGCCCAAAGTTACATCTTTTGTTGTATATTGCACTAATGAGTCTGCACTCAAATGTGTTGATGTTATTAAAATACCTTCGACCTTAGACACACCAGAAAAATTAAAGTATGTGAGAAATAACATCCTCGACATTCTTAATTTATATAATGTTGAATTAGCTGCCATACGCGTTACTGAATCAAACTCTGATTGAACCGCCCCGGTTTTCCTGGAGAGTGTTTTATCTGTGAACTCAGGCTGCCAGATCATCGTTTCTGATGGAA